CAAAATGGCAGAAGAAATTAAAAACGTCAACGCTAAGATTGACGAAGCAGAAGCGGCAATGAAAAAATATGCAAGTAAAGATACCGTTATTAGTATTGGCGGATATGAATTTACACCTGCAAAATTAATGGTTGCAGCTACACTTGTAAGTAGTACATTGGGCGGACTATATGGTTCGTTTGAAGTATATAAAGACTATCAAAGCATGAAGAAAAAGATTGCTTCTTATGAAGCCCCAGATTTGTCCGGATTTGATAAACGTCTAGCAGTCATAGAAGAAAACAGTCAAAAAGGTGCAGACTATACTCGTGATATTAAAGTTGATTTGAAGAATGACATTCGCCGCAATGAAACCGTAACCGAACAGGTTGAGCGTAGTGTTAAAAATGCACAACGTGAAACTGAAGGAGAAATGCGTGATATGCGTAAGGCTGTGAGAGAAGATTTAGAAAGAGCTAGAAACGAAGCGAATCAAATTCGCAAGGATATGGAATCAACTCGCAAGGAAATTAACAGCGAATTTACTGCGGCACGCAGAGAAATTAATCGCGAAGTTGAAACACTAAAGAAAGAAGTTGATAGCAAAATTCAAAAGGCTATTGATAATCCTTTAGCAAACAAATAAAAAATGATAGACCCTATAAGCATTAGTGTTGCATTTGCTACTGCTCAGGGTGCGGTTAATGGTATCAAGGCTGCCATTAATATGGGAAAAGATATTAACGGTATCATTGGAGACTTTAGTAAATTTTTTAGTGCTAGTAATGATGTGCTGGCCGCGGCGAATAAAATAAAAGCCGACAATGCAAATAAAACAGATGCTCAAATAGGTCAACAAGCATTACAACTTGCTATGGCCGCCAAGCAACTTAGAGTGTATGCAAAAGAGTTGAAAGAACTTTTAATATATTCGGGCAATGGCGATATATGGGATGAAATGCTGGCCGAACAAACCAGATTGGTTAAAGAAAGAAAAGAATTTCTTAGAAAACAAGCAATTTCTGATAAAAAGAAAAAAGAACAGATAGCTGAATTGATTATGTTGACTCTGATTGGAGCTGGTAGTTTTATGATTCTTGTTCCGGTTGTTGGTTTAATCTTCTTTGTATTAACTCGATGAATACTTTGATTTTGGCATTAGCACTAAATACTACGGCGTATGGATGGCCAACACATGAATGTGTTAAGTGGTCATGGACAGGTGATGTATATAATCGTAAGGTGACTTGCTTAGAATGGCGCGAACGAAAAAATAATCAAACAAAGGGAGATAAGAATGACGGAAGAAAAAAAACCTCTTAGCAGAAGTGAAAGAGAAGCACAAATTAAAGACAAAGCAGGGTGGCTTATTACCGTTTTGGCTGCTTTGTTAGCAATCAATACTTATATTGCTTCAGGCAATAGTTCCAAAGTATTAAATAACACAATTAAGGCTAATGATACATGGGCATTCTATCAGGCGAAATCTATTAAACAGACTCTTGCTGAAATGGCTAGAGATGATGCAATTGAAAGAAAGCAAGTTGAGAAGGCAGATAAGTTAACTGCGAAAATCAATAGATATGAATCTGAACCTGCAACAGGTGAAGGCAAAAAAGAACTATTTGTTAAAGCAAAAGCACTTGAAGCAGAACGGGATGAGATTCGCAAATCTGGACCTTGGTTAACATTCGCCGGTTCCGGATTTCAGATTTCTATTGTGTTATTATCAGCTAGTATCTTAGCTGTAGCACCTGCGTTATATCTTGCAAGTATTGGTGTTGGCGCATTATCCGCGTTATTAATGAGCCAAGGACTGTGGTTATGGATACCAGTTGTTCTTTGATTAGTATTCCTGAAGTGCGATAAATTCCGCTTCGGGAATTCTAGTCTTACCGTTTTTACTTCCAAGAACAACAACGACTCGCCTGCCGATATCGGTATCAATCATCATAACGATGCAACCACCTGCAGCATTTGTTGTTCCAGTTTTACTCACAATAAAATTGTGTCTCTTTCCAATAATGGGATTAGTATTATTAAAGAAGAACCATTTCTTTTTAATCTGAATTTTTACTTGCGGAGTTTTGCTTGCCTCTACTATTTCATAATAATGACTTGCAGAAAATGCTAATTCTAATAAATCTTTAGCAGTACTAATATTCATTGGACTTAATCCCGAAGCCTCTACAAATTTAGTATTAGGCATATTAAGTGCAATCGCTTTTTCATTCATGTCCCGAATACATTTAGGTTTGCCACCGGGATATTTGTCGCATAATAAAATAGCAGATTCATTACTTGATTTAACAAGCGCCAACTGAATATGTTGTTCCCTTGTAAATTTACCGAGTTTTTCTTTTGGATCTTGCCCTGCATCTATTACAACCATTGCAGTCATAAGTTTTGTGATACTGGCAATAGAGCGAGATTCTTCAATATTTTCGCCCTGCATAACTTTCCCTATGCCATCAGCAACAAGCCACGAATGGGCAGTTACTGTCATAGAAAAGGCATTACCTGTTAAGAGCAATGCCGATAATAATATAGACTTCATACGTAATCTTTACTCGATACACGACCCATTATCTTATAATTATTTCCTGAGCCTAGCAAACATGCTAGTTCGTTATCATATTCGATTAATGACCATGTCTTTGTAGTATTATTAACTGTTAACACAATTTTATTTGGGAAAGAGTCTTGATCTAATACCATAAGTATTGATTCATTATATTCTTCAAATATTGCGTCAAACATTTCTTTTGTGGCCATGCACAAAACAGGTTTGGCGTTTTCTTGTTGACTACACGCAACCGTAGATACGGATAGTAGCAATGATAATATAAATTTTTTCATAATGGTTGCGGACCCCAGAGTCGAACTAGGAACTAAGGATTATGAGTCCTTTGTGATACCATTTCACTAATCCGCGATATTAATTATATATTACCGGCCTTGACCTCGATATGGTTTATGTGATCGTTTTTGAGTTTTATTCATTGACGATGTTTTAGCTTTACCACCTTGGCAAGTCCGTTTTTTAAAATTTGTAACTTTTTTAACGCTCATAATTCTGTTTCCTTAATCTCAAGATCAACACATGCATTCAATTTTTTCTTCACACGTCTGTAATATCAGAATCGTCCGGGGCATTCTGTCGGCTCACTGATAAATTGATTAACGCAGTCTCATAGTCCATAATCATTGATTCTGGTAATTCCTCAGACCAAACTACTTTTTCTCTGTTAATATGTACGGTATGATCTTTCGTATACGGCGCATAAGGAAACAATGCAAGTTGCATTTGTCCGCTATCGCTATTTGGATCGCGCGCCATTTGCAACGCAAACGGTTTTACCAATTTATATATTGACGCGTTTAACGTAATATCCGCAACAAGTTCTTCACCCGAAACTAATTTTAAAATTTTAATAGTCATTTTTATTCTCCATATAACATTATAACATCTTTTTTATTTATAATCAATACAATTGGACAACTAGGGCCGAAGCCCTAGTGTTTTTATGAACCCGTTCCAGGATATTTATTCCTGCGGGTAGATAATCGTTGTCGTACTTCATGTACTATTTTAATAAACGCTTTAATAAATTTCATAATAAACCTCTACGCATTAATACTTGCATTCTGGCTTCTAGATCTTTATGATCTACAGAATCTTTCAAATACATATCAATTTCTGATTGATATGATGGAGTAAAGGCTTTTTTAACCCATGACCAAAAGTCTTTAATCGAAGGAATATGAACTCCCTCAAATTCTTTCAAATCATTATTCATTATAGCATCCTATTTTCTACAGGATCTTCTGTAAGTAATTGAGGCTTAGATTTCTTTGCAGGCTTTGTGCTTGCTTCAGCATCTTTAACTTCAATTTTCTTTGGCTTCTTATGTTCTGGAATAATTCTTTCCAAACATACTTTAAGCATACCATTAAACATCTCTGCATCTTTAACTTCAATTTGATCTTCAAGTGCAAATGTACGGGTAAATGCTCTGTTGGCAATACCTTTAAACAAGAAGCTTTCTTCTGCATCTGTATTATGTACGTTGCCCTTAATAATCATCTTACCATTATCAAGTTCAATTTCAATATCCTGTCTTGCAAATCCAGCGACTGCAATTTCAATAACATACGTGTTATCGCCGGTTTTCTTAATATTGTAAGGTGGATAATTAGGAATGCTCTTTGTTAGATCATCATGAATCTTTGCCATCTTATTAAATTGATCGTCAAAGCCTACATATAATTTATCAAAGTCTTTGAACATATCACGCCCAAATACATCTTTAACAAATGTCATTTTGATTCTCCTTTTTTATTTGTTATACCACTAATTGTATTTGCAACTGTTTCTGAAGCAATATTCATTACATCGGTTGAAGTCTTAGCGACTTGCTTTGTAAAAACACGTTGTGCTTCTACAAAATCAACTAGGGGTTTTCGAAGGGAATCTTCCTTGACTGTTTGTTTGAGGAAGTTGATTTTGGCGTCTTGAATTGAATCGATAGCCATGTTTGCGTAAAACATATAGTTCTCCTATTAAGCGAGTTTTAAAATTTGCTACCCCGAAGGCATAGCGTTAATCCTGCTTACTGACTACAGGGGTACCATACGTTGTACCAGCTTTAGACGTTCCCAAGGTAGTGGGACTAATTCTATAGACGTTCCCATCCCGGGGATATAATTATTTATACAGATTATTGGTCTGTACTTTGTTTTTTCTTGCCAATATTATATTTTGTTTGCAAAGACCATTCATTTTTATCTTTAAATGCAATTACTTTGATCTGCGATAGTGGCGCCAAATCAGTAAATTTCTCTGGATTAA